CCCTCTGGGACAATTTCTGGAAAAAGGTTTACGAGTCGATTGTCTGCCGCATTGACACTGCGAGCGACATAAGACGCACCCAGAATCGGTGTTTGCATTAGTAATTTCCTGCGTAGATGTTAAAGCGTTGACGGGTTGCAATTAGTGCGTAAGGCATTGACATCACATCATCAGGATTGTTGATGCGTTTCAAATTGCGCTTGGATGTCATTGCTATGCGTTGCACTTGTGGACTAGGTTCTACGCCAAACTCAGGCGCAAATTCCATTGCCAAGTTGTAGGTAAAAGCGCGAAGATAGCCTGGTGGGTAATACATCACCGTAGTCAAATCTGCTGGGCGATCTAACTCTTGCACCGAAATAAAATGCCATTCCAAATCCCGTGTAGGCTTTGGATAAATGGTCAAAGTAATGTCAGGAAACCCCATGTTTACCCAACAAACTTGTGGGTATGTGGAAGTTACCGTCTTAACAGCAATACCGTCATACTGCTGTTGATTAATAAATTTAATGCCAAACGACACATTCGTGCCAGGGTCTCTGTAATAAGTTGCGTCATCCATCAAAATAGGACGCAAACCTACAAAGTCACCCGTTGGTCCAAGATCACGGGAAATGTAACCAGCAGGCCAAGTAAATACTTGATCTTGAGTTACAAAAGTTGAAAGTCGCTCTGTATTCCAAGAGTCGATCATCTGGTTTAGCGCCATAAGCGCGTCTTGTGAAACCGATGCGGATGGGGTTTCACCTTCAGCCAACACACCGAGCAATCGCAATGCCCTATTGATTTGATCGCCAGCCGTGTATGTAGCCATGTTTACGCTCCTTGTTCTGTCACCTCTAAGGCGGGTCTTCCTCGCCTGCGCTTAACTTCCAATGTATTCACAACAGGAGCCGCCATTTCTTCTATTGGAGGCGTATCCAAAGTATACCTTGTCCACCCATTTTGTTCATCGTATACAGCCTCAAGTTCCAGCGTTGCAACTTTGCGGCCATGAACGGGGTGAAAAAGATAAATTTCCATACTAAAAAGGGGGCTTGTGGCCCCCTCCTTTTTAGGCTTGCGCGACGTGAATTAAAGCAAAATTCAAAGTCAGCGCCTCAGACAAGCTACCTGCGGATGCATTTGAAATTACAACGGTAAATGACCCAGAAGCCACAGCAGCCACCGAAAGCAAATACGTTCCCGCAGTTGCCGCACCACTTGCTAATGCCAGAATTGGAACATCATAAGCACTAACCGCGCTATTTGTCACTATAAATGCAACTTCAACCCCTGCGGCTAAAGCAGCATTATTTGTCACAATTTGACCAACCGATGCGTTGATGGTTACACCAGTAGATTTGCTAGTAGCTTGAGTAACAGTTGAAGGCGTTGTAGTAGAACTTCCAGTGTTATACCCAAGTTGTCCACTTCCAGCCAAAGCATAGATTGTTGCTGAACCTTTAAGGTCTTGGTCTTCAAAAGCGACACCAATTGATTTAGTATTTGCCATAATTTTTTCCTTTAAAAAAGGAGGGCCAAAGCCCCCCATTTAAGTTTAGGCTATGCGATACAAAGACCAAGCACCGTCACCAGTTTTTACTGCACGATACATTTGCGATGTACCAGCAGTGGTCACAGTCATCAAGCCTTGTGAGCCAGATGAACCGATAGACCAACCAGTATTGGTAGTGATGGTAATCACACCAGAGCCTGAGCCGTTAGTGTTAACCACAACAAAGTCAAAACTGCTGTTGACTTTAGCGCTAGACAAGGCTACGTCTAAATCAGTAGCCAAAGGCAAGGTGTAAGCCGCTGCTGTGGTTGTAGGAGTACCCAAAATAATACCGTTCAGCAATTGAGCAGTTGTCAGCGTTGCCGTGACAGTTGCCGTAGCTGGGGTAGCTTGAGTCTCGATTTGCATTTCATTAATATTGCCGTCACCAACTTGGTAACCGCCTGCGCCATTAGGTAAAGCCATGATATATATCCTTAAAAAAAGTTACGGAATGAAGCCCCCAAAGGGGCATTCAAATTAGCCCCAAATGCGACAAGCCATTTGTGGACGGATGGTGCTGTAGCCATACAGTACGTCAATACGGCAAGGCATTCTGTCGTTGTTTATGTCATATTGCCTAACGACACGAAGGGAAATGCCGTTATGAACAGCACGAGCAGCCATATCTACCCCCTGCGGCAACAATAAATCTGCCGTAGCGAACGTGATTGCGTCCTTGTGGTAGACCAAGTTTTGAGCGTAAGCAGTAGAAGCAGTCCCTACAAAAGTCACAACAGCGCCAGATACTGGCAGGGCGGTCATGGTAGCCAATGCGTGAGCAGCGGAGTACATGGGAGCTACAGTCAAAGTCCAAGTACCAGAGACAGCAGTTGCGTCAGCCAAAGCCACAAACTGGAACAGCGAACCAGTGGTTTCACGGGTTTGCGGGTTTACAGAAGAACACGCTGCAATGGTAAACACGTCACCAGCTTTGATGGTTGTAGTAACCGAAGCTTGAGACAGGCTTAGAGTAGAAGAACCTTCGGTAGTCACCGTAGAGCCAACCGTGGTGGATGCAGTTGCATCGCGTGAACCAGTTGTGAACTGCTTGATTGACTGAGACATGTTGATCTCTTCAAAACCCAACACGCCAGTACCCATCATGCCGTTCTTGAACTGCTTGCTGATAGTGTCGGTAGGATTGAACAGACCTTTCATGCCTTCAACCAAGCCAGCGTTAGCTGCGGGGTTAACGGTGGCGTAACGTGGAGACATCACAGCGGCATTTTCATTTAACTTTTGTTGGGCTTGCAACAAGACCAAAGAAGTAGAAGGAGTCGTGCCTGGTGTGCCAACGGTGTTACCAATGGTCTTGTAAGCATTAGCAACGTCAGCATCAATAGAAGATGCCAATTGGCTAATACGGGGCTTCAACACACGCTCTGCGAAGTCATCCAATTGCATGGTCAATTCAGCAGATGTGAAGTTGACACCGATATGCTTTTGGCTGGCTACAGACAAAGTGGTGTATTGCTCGTTGTCATCTTGGACTTGGAGCGCTGCGCCATCAGTCACCAGAGCGCGGTCAGGTAAACGGATACGGAGGGTTGAACCGATCTTTGCACCTTCGACAGCGAAGCTATCGTCGTACTGGCGGTTCACGTTGCGAGTGAGCACTAGGTTGTTCTCAAGAATTTCGAGAGCTTTTCTAGTGATCATGTCAATGGTCAGAATACTATTAGACATGGAAAAAATCCTTTAAAAATTAATTAGCGGGCTTGCGCTTCCCACTTTTTACGCTGTCTTGCTCTCTCTGCTTCAATCCACTGCGAGTCCGTCATGGTCTTGGTAGACCTTGGGTCTGTAGTGTCATAAGCAGGCGATCCAGTAGATCGGGCAGTGACAGGCGAAATAGGTGCTGGCGCTGAAGTTGTTCTCTTGACTGGGGGATCAGATGCTAATTTAGCCTCAATCTTCCCAATCTCTTTTGCCTGCCCAAGTGGAGCCATGCGCGAGATACGTTCCGCTTCTTTGGGGTTAGAGCCGAGGTAGTAAGCTAACTCAGGACCAACATCAGAGAATTGAATCGTTTCAGCCATCACGTTGGTGATTGGAAGTTTTGGGTTATACGCGACTTGTTCAAAGTCATCGTATTTACTCCGAGCTTCTTCTTCACGATCATGGTAGCTCTCAAGAACTTCCGATCTTTGCTTTTCAGCATCACGCTGTGCGACTAGTTGTTGTGCTTTCTGAAGTGCTAATGCGTCTGCATAGGCTTCAGTAGACTCAAACTGGTCAGGCGATGCTGTAGGCGCTGATCTCAACGTCTGTTGTTCAGACTGACGCTGTGTCTGCTCTCGTTCCCACTTACGTTGCTCTCTTGCGAGGCGTTTGCCTATCGCAGCGTCTAGTTCTTCTTGTGTGAAGGTTTTCGATACTACTTCTGGCGTTTCCGACGTTTGAACTTCAGTCTCTGGGGTGGCCGTCACCGTAGGAGCTGGCGCGGAGTCAACTTCCGCTAGGTTTTGTTGGACTTCTTCAGTCATTTCAATGAATCCTTCGATTCCTCGGTGAACCTCACCGATACGGTTTTTTTCAAATATATCAGATATTCGGGTTATACACTAGTGCTAACCCAAGATGTTGTTGGTTCGTCCCAAGAATACATGCCGTCATTAGGCATTGGAATTGGGGCAGACCATTGACAAGTTTCCTCGTTTATCACCCAACTTGGGAATGGTTGTGGTGGAATAAACGCATCACGCTGTTCGTCATAGGTGTAACCAATACCAGCAAAGTTTTTACGCAAAGGTGTACCGCCATTAGCGTGTTGACCACCATGTGTGTTGTATGAGGTTTGCACCCATCCATGACCAAAAATGCCAGAGTCGATAACATTTTGCTCGGCAACAATTACCTGAGTGACTGTTCCGTTTTCTACTTTTGCAAAATGCATTGTTTTTCCCTTTATAAAGGCGCTAAAGACCCGCTAGAAGTAAATGTGTGAATAGTGTTGCCACCAGAAGATGTAACTGTTCCACCAGTAAACTTTTGTGAGCCAGCGTAAGAGATGATTACAACGCCAGAGCCACCAGTTCCACCAGAGTTCCCACTATTGTTTCCATCTCCACCACCACCTCCACCAAGGTTAGCAGTTCCGTTTGTTCCACTACCTATTAAAGAACCAGCACCTCCACCTCCAGAGCCACCAGACCCTG